TGCAGATGCACTTTCTGCCACTGGTGCAGTTGGAGCTGCAGCCTCGGTGATAGAACTTGAGATATCAAGATCATCAGTCGGTGTGGTAGATTCATATGGAGATGGTGCTGCTACTTCAACTGTCTCAGATGCAAGGTCCAATACTCTAAAGAGCTTGGTCTTGAGTTCATCGTAAGACTTGAAGTTAGTAGGTTCAACTAGTTGTTGTAGGGAATGCTGTTGATTCCATACTGTTTCCATAGTTTCATCATCATCCGATAGCGGAGTTGGTGCATCGAACTCAGACTTATCATAGTTTGGGTAACCCTCAAACTGTCTGATTTTAAGTCTAAAGTTGGCGCCTTCCCAGAGGTCAAACGGATTTACTGGTTCTTCATCTTCAAAGGTCGGATTCATTTGATCGTTTAACTTATCAAATATCTTCTTACCGAATGAGTACATAAAGACTTTACCTTCATTTTCCGGATGAGCTGGGTCTTTGACAACATAGATATTTGAAGTATACTTCAATCTACGTTTCTGTTTACGAGCTTGATCTTTATCAGCGTCAACACCAGAATTCCACAACTTACCGTTGAATTCAGATACTGGATCGTCTTGGTTGATAGTAGTCAAACTGTTTTCAATATACCAGAGACCGGTTGGGCCTTGAAAGCCGTGGTCCCAGACTCTTACGAAAGGCATTTCGTCACCTTCGGGAGCTGGTAGGAAACGAATGATTGCGAAGCCGTTACCAGCCTTGTCTCTCGTTGGTTTCCAGAATTTCCCTGCGTTAGGGTCTTGGTATGATTTTGATGAAATCTTATCGAGCTGTGCATTTAGCGACTCGAGTGACTTCGAACGATTCTTCTTAAGCGAAGCAAAGTTTGTAGGTGCCATAATTTTTCTCCTGTTTATATAGCGTTATATAGCGTAGTATTATAATTGAAAGTTCTCACGGATTATTCCTTTGAACTTCCCTTCATCGTAAACTAGAAAAGGTTTATATTTTCTAGATAGTCTTATTATATCACGTGAGATTATTTTGTCAACTACTTTTTCATTCCAATACTCGAAAATATTGGCAGCATGGGACAGAATGGTGAAAGTCTCTAATGAGATTTTCTTCTGACTATACTGAGTCATAATGTATGGATGTTGACCATCACGTGATACAAAGTTTCCTGACCAATCCTCATGTAGATGGTTCAGGTCGGATTTAAAAGTGTAAGTCAGTGACTCAATCTTTTTCCTCCAATCGTTATATCTGTATTCAGCCTCGCTGTCAAGCAATTGCCTTATCCAGATATTTGGATTATTTATAAAATTAGCGAGCATAAAGTTTACTGGATCGTCTCGTTTTGACAACTTCAAAAAGAAGTATGCGTCATTACGTGTACGAAACTTTTCAATGGACGCTCTGATTTTTCCATTGTATTTTACGAAGTCGTAAGCATCTGTAGAGAAGTGTTTCTTCAATGCCAGGTACTTTACGTACGTATCAAATCCTTCGTCATTTATCATTACATAGATCGTCTAGATTTGCTTTTTCTTCATCGACTTTAACCATCCTAAGCTTAACAGCTTCGTTGCGAATCTTCTCCCTAAGTATGGAAGATTTCTTTACAATCTGTGCAATGGTTTCTATTTCTAAGTTGTTCTTCTCTGCAAAATCTACTAGCGCGTCGATATAAGGAACGCCTCTTGATAATTGTCTAGAGATTTCATGGTGAATTTTATCTGGTGTTAGTGCGATAACGCCCATGGTGTCTCCTGCTGTTTTCTTTTTTGTCATAATATCCTATTATTATATACTGTTTTGGGTCATTTGTCAACCTTTATTTTCAGTATTTTGAGATAAAAAAATGGATCAGATATTTTACTACCTAACCCATCTATTATAACACAACTAAATGTGTTTGTCAACCGTTATTTTACTTTTCTTCTACGAAAGCGTAAAGTTCCTTAGCAATACCGATAACGTCCGCAGCTTTGACTTGTCTAGCTGGAACAGTTTTTGGTGTTTCTTGGTTGTTGTGATTGTAATCCATTACCTGATTTACTTTCCTATCAATGTTACGCTCGATTAAGTCTTGAGCTTGAACCAATAGGTTTGCACGGATCTCATATCCGGATTTTGTATCTGACATAATATACTCCTTTGTGTGTGTATGTTGTCTCTAGCAGCAATATTGCCACTATTACTATTTATTATAACACAAAAAGATTGGTTTGTCAACCCTTAGATGACTTCAAATAGAACATTGTCTACATACTGATCTTTGAGTTCTTCTGGTATACCCATAGCAAGGATTGAACTGTGTAGCATCTTGTTCATTTTTTGATTGATACAATATTTGTTTTGAGCTTCTTTTGTATTAACTTTATCATCTGGGAAAACTCTCATTAAGTTCTCTAGATAAAATTGTTGTAGGTTGATCGCTGTTTCGCATAACTGATCTAACTCTTCTCCAACCTTCACAGTACCAGCTGCCATCATATCTACTGAGAATATCTCTTGAGCCCATGGTGGTAGCTCACGTTCTCTTTTCCAACTTAAATCTTTAACTGTCTCGTGGAAGTAGGTTTGATATAGATTAGTACATAGTCCATCGTGTATTTTACTATAATCACAAAAGACTCCGCTCACTTTGGTAGGAGTGGCTACTATATCTAATCCGAATACTGGAATGTCAAGATTGACCTCAGGGAAAACATTAATGTGCATAAGCCACATTTTATTCTTACCTACTGGTTCTATTGTTTTTAAGTGAGCTTTACGAATCAGCTCAGACTTCCAAAAGTAATCTGACCAACCAGGTAAATCACCAGCATGGATATGGCTGTCGTTTTCGTATTCTTTGAGGTGACTAGAGAAAGCAGCACGGAGCTGATCAGCTAATTTTCTTAACCTATCGAACAGTTCTGATTCCATCATTCGTCGTAATCTGGGGTGCTTAATTCTGAAAGTATAATGTCACTACTATCATAATCTTCTGGATTCTCGTGATACATTTCGATTAGCTCATGGAACATACGCTCTGCAAACTCAAAACAATGCTTTGCTTCTTCTTCCATTCCATCGTGCAATAATTCTCTAACACCTTGGATGAGTGCTCTACGATCTTCAAACTCGTACATTTGACCAGAGCCAGGAATATTTCTTTTAATAATCTGACCACCATGAGCGTCGCCAAAATGACGTACATATAGGTGAGCTAGTAGACCATCAACATGCTCTTTTTCAGCAAGTACGTTAATGTGTTTCTCGTATTCTACAACACTGCGAAGAGGTTCTTCAATCTCTTCTAGATCATAAGTTGTTTCGAGTTCAACTAAATCTTCTTCAATTTGAGTTGACCTAAAGATTGCTTCGAGTTCCATTGGGACCTCTACAACACTTTCAAGTACTGAATAATTTGCTAACTGCGCGTGTAAGTATTGCTGATATAATCTTGGTGGTATATTTCCACTCAATAGCATATCTGCAAATTCTGTTCGTTCTGCGTTATCATGATGCTCTTTAGTTAGAGCCTTAAGGTTATTTGACATGTTTACTCCATTATATTGTGGCCATTCACAAAGCTTATTTATAAATAATGTTATAGTTATGATTAATCCATAATTTACCGACTACAAATCTATGATAGAGTTTACAGATGCAGCGATACTTAAAGCGACTGAGAAAACAACAGATCCGAGCCCAAATAATATCCGACTTGGTGTTTCTGGCGGTGGGTGTGCTGGGCACGAGTATATTATTGTTTATTCTCACGAAATAAATGATAACGACACAGTAATAGATTTCGGCAAATTCAAAATACTGATTGACGACATGTCAGTTCCATACTTAGAAGGATCTACGATCGACTTTGTTAAGGAAGGATTAAATGAGGTGTTTAAAATCATAAACCCAAAAGAAGTAGCATCATGTGGTTGTGGTGTCTCTGTTCAATTGGAAATATAAGGAATTAAGATGGCCGAAGAAATTAAAAAAGATACAATGCATCCTGCTGATACTAATGGAGACGGAAAAGTTTCTAAAGAAGAGCATGATATGTATTTAGAATTCAAAAGAAAAGAACTTGACGACCAAGACGCCATGCGAGATGCACAGCGTAAGATGACATGGTTCGCATTAGGTGGATTATTGTTATATCCATTTGCAGTAGTACTTGCATCTTTAGTTGGTCTTGATGAAGCTCAAAAGACTTTAGGCAGTATGGCACCAACATACTTTGTTGCTGTTGCCGGTATTGTTGCCGCGTTCTTTGGAGCTCAGGCTTACGCTAAGAAGTAAGTCTTGAGATTGTCTCGATATGAGTTGTGTCGTGATAATCTTTACCATCTTCAGTAAACGTACGGACGGCAGTTTCTTTAACTAGTAAACCATTCTGTATTTTGTAATTAATGGTTTCTTTTCTAAAGACTCCGTCCATTTTAGCAGCAACTCTGCTATAAGGACCTTCAGAACTACCGTTATACGGTTCTGCTGCCTTGTCAAGTAGATGTTTCTTTGAAGCAGTTAAAGTTTGTACTTTATTGCCTTTGTAATTAATGTCATGATGTCCCATAATATATTCCTTTATTGGTTGTAGTGAGCGTATCCGTTCACTATTGTTTTTGTAAAACCTGCATTACTCATTTGTTCTTCCAAATAAGTGTCTCGTTCGTAATCAGAAATCATTTCCCAACTTGAAGAAGTGAGCCCTGGATTATCTGCCAACCACGCCAATTTGGCTTTTTCCATACATTCCAATACAGTTGGTTCGCCTGGGTCTACTGTTTCATAATCAGGAGTTAAGAGTTGTACATCAATACCAGATGGCATTGTTATAATGTTACCTGGCTCCATTGGAGTTGTTGGTTCTGGTGTTGCGTTTTCTGGTTCGTCGCTCATAATAATCCTAATAATTTATAATCTACTTTGTAAAAACCTGCGTGGTCTTTAGTAACTGTATGCGGTGCGTATTCTTTAACTTCTTGAGCAAGAACACCTCGTGTTGGCATGGCGCCGATCCCAAGATCTTGTGCCATTTTATTCCATTTCCAATCATATATTCTATGAGTATCTTTAACTCCAACAAACTTAATATCTTCCTTAAGACGTTCGTCTGAGTTTATTCGCCAGTAATATCCAAGAGTTGCTCTGTATCCATTAACACCGTTATGTGCTTGTAAAAAGTAATATCTAAGACCGCCAAACCATCTCATAACATTACTCGTTGACCATGCACTTGAAAATTGAGAAGGAATAGCAGTTGATGTACTGTTACCATAATAATACATATCTGTTCCAATCGACAAACTGTAGTCTGTACGTGGGACTTCCGTTGGTGTTGGATTAAAACGTATGTACCATCCACTAGAATAAAACCAAAACTGAATTCGTTCTGAACCGGGCCTAGGATTAAACGTTGGACGACCACGAACACGCCAAGAATCAATTGATCCTGTCATTGCTCCATAATTCCACGACCCATCACGGTTTCGTAAATTAGACGCGTATGCTGGAAGACCACCGCCGTAAAACAGCCGTACGTCATTGTAGTTTAATGGATTACTTGCTCTAGATGATGGCATTATGTTATGACCTCTATCATTTTACGGAAATACTTTGGAGAATCAATCTCAACATTAGCTGGAGCAGTTACTGTTATCGACTCAGCAAAATCTTCAGCCTGTCCGTTAACTATAATATTAGTATCACCATCGGTTGGAATTGATGAAATAGTAACTGAAGTATTTGCTGCTACTGTAATTACATCAACGTCATTAAATAATACAAGGGTTGGTTCGTCAGTATCATCTACCCTGCTAATCGTTACCGGAGTACTTGGATCTAATGGGTCTTCGATATTAGGACATGCATAATCCGAAAAGAAGTCTTCCTCTACTGCAGTGTGAGAATAAGTTAAACTTATTTCTGTTTTATCTACCGCAGTGTTTGCTTCGTGGTTCCACCATTTATTGTGCGGAGTTAATACTGTGCCAGTTTCTATTCTACAAATATAGATTTCGTTATTAGAATGATACCTGTCTCCATATTCATGGATATTGCTATCGTCTAATCCTTCCATCCACCATTGTATTCTACCGGACGCGGTATTTGCTGAAAAGTAATTCATTTATTATTCCTATATTAATGACATATTTATTAGTCTATTAATAGCTGGATTAATCCACTCTCCCAATTTTCTGCAACATCTCTTGCATATGATTGACTTTTTCCTGGTAATGGTCGTGATTGTACCACTGTACCATTCTCCATTAAGTCTACTACGAACATAGAGTCTGGTCCGCCGCTTCCACTTGCGTTTTCGCCTTGGATTGTTTCTCTACGAATATTTGCTTTTCTACTCACCTAATACCTCCCAACCTTCTACGGTGTCTAATCTAAATGATCGCCATGCGTCTTTGTCTAATGCCCATACTGGAAACGCTTCAGTATCTGGACTCTGCACATTTACTTTGTTCGTTACACCATTTGCTTCTAAGACTGTTGGATTGAGAGTGCATGGCATGACTCTTAAATCTCCTGTGTCAAGCTTACGAAAAGAAACTGTTACTGTTCCTTTCTTTAAAGCTTCTAATAATTTACCTTTTTCTTCTGTACCCATATTGGTTCTCCATTCTAAAATTTGGCCTCCCCTGAGAGATTCGAACTCCCGACCGCCTGGTTCGTAGCCAGGTACTCTATCCAGCTGAGCTAAGGAGAGGCGCCTATTGTGTTATTATAACACGTTTCAATACGTTTGTCAACCCCATAAAAGTGTTGTCAAACTGCACTTTTATCCGGACAAAAGTGTTGTCCAAAAATTTATCCACATTGGACCGTGGTTTTTCATAATTCCTACTGCAAGGAAAGCAAAACCTACACCATTTAAAAGTATTAGTGCTCTGTCTTCCCATAGAATCGAAACCCACATCCAAAGACCAATACCAAAGAAACTAAAATATAGATCTAACATGTGGTATTCATCACCTGATGATCTAAAAACAATGGCAGATAAAACGAGGGCCGAAGCACACCACTTAATATACCAATCTAATTTCTTTTCTCCTCGTTCACTACGTATCATTTTATAAGCTCCGCTAAATTCATTAGTACGGCCGTCCCTGTGATAGCACTACCAATCATAATTGCTTTATCATTCCAATATTGTCCAACATATACCCAAGCGCAAGAGCTTAACGCGTATGCTATTTTGCCTTCTGTCATAAACCCTGCACTTTGCAAGAATACTCCAGTTACAGCAAGAACAGTAGCTATCCATTTAACATAACTATCTAATCCACCGGTTGGTGTACTAGGCGCAAATGTGTCTACTTGTTCTTGAAGTTCTTCCATTTCAACACGAAGTCGACTACGCTCGGCGTTTAGCTCCATAGCTAACTTACCAGCTTTAGACATCGTACTTTCTTTGTACTGTTCTTTAGCTTCTTTTTTCATTTCTGCAAGGTCAGAAACCATTAACTTAGGTTTTCTGTATTTGTAATGTTTGCTGTTGGAATGTCAACAATAATACCATCAAGCCTTCGCACAAATGTTGTTGTGTCGTTGACTTCGTTTATTGTTCCAATTACTTCTAATACAACACCTTCTTTAATTTGGTGGTTATAAGTAATTTTTTTCCTTCCTGCCGTTTCTGTACTCATTTCATTTCCTCTATTAATAGATCTTTGGTGGCTTCCCAATCTTCGACATGATGTGTTACACCAAGATCACCCAGATGTATCATCATCGCTAATGGGTAATCGTTACCGCCGTATTTTGTTTTATCACCAAAGAATACTAGTTCGTATTCGTCCTTTAAATCGTTTGCTATAATTGACTTATTCATACCTTTCGGGTATATATCAATGCTAATTTGTCCACCAACAACTGCGTTTAACTCAGGAAACTTTTTCTCAAAAGCTAATGCTAAGTATTTACGTTCCTGTGTTGTCTTATCCCACAAGTAATATTGTTCTCTTTGTTCTTGTGTACAAGCTCGACCGACCGTACTGAAGTTAACCATACCAGTTCTTACTTCAATAAACTTATCTGTTTTAATTGGAGATCGAGAGTGATGAGCCATGTTCTTCAAGGCTGATTTGATTTCGTGAGATGGTGTCCAGTTGGTTGATCGTACTCTGTGGAGTCCTTCCCAAACTTCTGCACCGTTACATTGATACACTGCTTTACAAGAGTCGTATACTTGACGACCTACTTGTTCGTATGTTTTAGGACGATCGCTACCTGAGATAAGATAGCAAGGATGTGACGAAGCAAATTCTAAGAATACCTTTACAAACTCACTATCCATTGTACCTCGTGCTGGAGTAAGAGTTCCATCGACGTCAAAAATATAAGCTTTCTTTTTCATAATATACCTTGGTGGAGCCGTAAGGAGTTGAACCTTACTGTCGGCCTGGGTACCAGAGCCCCTTAAATTGTTGCAGGAGCTTTGTGTTTAACATAGCCTTTCTTGGCCGCCTTCTTGCGATCAGCATGCGTAGCAGGTTTATTGAACGTGTTACAGTTCTTCGCTACCGGATTTCGCTTGATCCTTTCCATGTTTCCTAAACCTTTTATTATATTGTTTCTTAATCTTTTTAACAACACCTGCTCTATCTAGATATTTATACCACTTACGAGCTTTTGTTAGGGCGTCATATTCGTCACCACCCTTCATTGGAATCTTTTTATCAGTCATAAGCTTCTATACAAAGAGATTCTTTCTCACTAAAAGAATATCCCATTGCCTTCATAAAGTCTTCTAACACTTGAAGCATATCATCACGTGATAAGTCTTTTTGCATCACATCAATAGTAACACGAGTATTAACAGAAGAGCTATGTTCGTAAGGGTGGCATATCAACTGCAT